GTCGTTAGACCTGAATGGCCTACCGAGTACAAATGGCGTGTTTTTGGCATGGATTTTGGGTTTACGAATGACCCGACAACACTTGTCGAGATCAGGTACGCTCATGGCGAATTGTATCTGCGTCAACACATTTACCAAACAGGACTAACGAATCCTGATATAGCCAAAGAATTAGAGCGGATCGAACACCCTAAAACCGAGACGATATGGGCGGATAGCGCAGAGCCAAAAAGTATTGAGGAATTAAGACGTGCAGGATGGAACGTTCGCGCTGCATCAAAAGGGCAAGGCTCAATCAACTCAGGAATCGATCATCTCAAGCGCTATAAAATCAATATCCTTGCATCAAGTCGTGACATGATAGATGAATTTAACTCCTACACATGGGCAAAAGATCGGAACGGACTATCAACAAATAAGCCGATTGATAAATTCAATCATACGATCGACCCAGCCCGGTATGCAGTCGATTCAAGAAAGCCATCCGTCCAAGTATACTCCCGTTCAAAATAATATCAAATAATTTGCATATTTTCACGGCATGAATAAAACAACGACCATCTTAGCGGGCATCCTATTGGGAGCGATCGTTATTGCCCTCATATCGCTATGGTTTTATTTCGGTGTTATCGCTTACAGAGCTATCATGTCAGGCGATTTAGCCTTGCAAGCTCTGGGCGTTATCATCGCTCTACTGCTATCGTTAACCTTACAGATCGGACAAACAAGGAAGCCCGCCAATGATACCCGAACTTACTTCCGCCCTAAGTAGCCTGATTCGTTCAGGGTCTAAACAGCCCGAAACAGGTATTCAGCGTAAAGCTTCCGAGCTGATGCGTAATGCCCTGTACGGTTTAAATGGACCCGTTTACCCAGCATACGATGCATTGACGATGCTTCATAAAGGCTACCAAATAAATGCAGACGTATACGCAGGTATTGACCGACAAGCTAAGTTGTTTGCATCAATCCCGTACTATTTGGGGAAGCGTAATAGCCAAAACGAAATTGAGCGAGTCAGTAACCCCGCTTTTGATCGATACTCAAATAAGCCGAACCCACAAAGCACGGACTACGCGCTCCGTTATCAGATGTACACATCGTATAAGCTCTACGGCAACGCATACGAACATCTTATTACACCGACGGGTGGCTTTCTAAAAGGTCAAATCATCGAATCTTGGTGGATTAAGACTCCAGAAATGAGGGCGGTAGTTGAAACGAACAGCGCAACCATTAAAGGCTATCAAAACACGACGACGGCTACAGGCGCAATCGTACCAACCACCAACATAATTCATTGGAAATCGGCAAACCCTGATTCATACATTTACGGTATGCCGTGTCTACTTCCTGCGCTACGTGCGATCATCTTAGGCAATTCAGGTCTTGATGCGAACGTAGCCACCATGCAGAATATGGGTATGTTCTCGCTGATTATGTTTTTCAAGGATAATCTTGGGCAAGATCAGATTGATGCGATCTATCAGAACTTTGACGATAGCCGTGCGGGCGCAGCTCATGCGGGTCAACCACTTGTTTTAACTGGTGAAGTCGATCGTATTGAAAAAGGCTCTCAGTCAACGCTTGATATGGACTGGGCAAATTCGATGCTTGTATCGAAGCGACTCATTGCGCAATGCCTTGGTATGTCGGCTAAACTGATCGGTGACCCTGTTGCGAGTACGTATAACAACATGCAAGAAGATAAGCTGTCGATGATTTACGACACCATCATTCCCGATAGCGATCAATACGCACAGCTCAAAACAATGCAAGTATCGTCTACGTATGAGAAAGACCTTGTCTACCTACTCGACTACGACAAAATAGAAGCGATCCAAAAACAGCGAGTCGAAACATTTGAGAAACTTGACAAGATTCATTTCATAACGGGTAACGAAAAACGCGAACAAGTCAACTTCGAGAAATCCGATAATCCGTCAATGGATGAAATTCTTGTATCAGGTACACTCATTCCGATCGATGACGTAGGCACACCACTACCAGCCGATACGGGCGGAGTCGATGAGCTATAAGCCGTCCAAATCAGACGAAATCCTATTCAAGCGCGTCGAACAGATGCGACGACCTAATTACGCACCGGCTACCCGAATCGTTCAGCGCTATCTACGCACGGTCAAAAAAAGAGCAGCCAAAGCGTTCAGGGATACGGGTGGCGATCAGATAGCAGCGTCACGGTCTGCCAGTGATCCCGTTTTAGTGCGTAAGATGATTACCGATATTTGGATATTGACTGCTCCCAAATTTGGCAACTGGACACAGGATAGGTTGCAACGCCAACTCGGAATGAAGTCGATTCAGACGAAAGCGCTATCTGAAGATATGTGGGTTCAAATCATTACGGCTCATTTGCTTGATTACGGTGCAGAGCTTGTTCAGGGTATTGACGCAACTACGGTCAAGGCAATAGCAAAGGTTATGGTAACGGGTATTCAGCAGGGTCTATCTATTCCGGGTATCGCTGCCTCACTCGTACAAGATCATCCGTTTCTTGATTTTGCGCGTGCAACCCTTATCGCACGTACCGAAGTAATAGGCGCTTCAAATTGGGGTAGCTTGGAAGGTGCTAAACGATCAGGATCAGCAACACTCAAAAAGTATTGGATACCGACGCTTGATAATAAAACACGAAAGTCGCACGAACTGGCAGGCATTACATTCAGCATAGAATCAGCAATACCACTAAATGATTCGTTCATCGTTGAAGGTGAACAAATGCTCTATCCTGGTGACCCATCCGCACCGCCCTCTCTCGTCTGCAACTGTCGATGCACAATCGGATACAAATCTGGACTATTGGACGCATTGCAATGAATTTAGATCAATACAATCGAATCGTAATTATCGGCCATCCCGCTTCGGGCAAAACTACACTAGCCGATAACCTTGTCAAATGCGAACCGAAACGATCCCGATATAACTCCGATAGCTATCTATCACACGGCTACGAGCAGTCATTATACGCCCTAATCAGCGATGTCGATTTTGGCAATCCGTATATCATCGAGGGTATTCAAGGCTATCGGTTGCTTCGTAAAATGGTTCAGCTTGATTTGCCGTTACCCGATCTGATTATAATATGCAAGGCGAGCGAGAAAGAAACGGAGCGTAGGTATAAAGAGCGTGGCAAGCCTGTACCATTATCAACACAAAAGGCGCTCGATACGGTTTGGTTCGAGTTCCTTTCTATTTGCAAAAATCATCCGCCCGTAGTACATTTTGACACATCGATATAGCCGTATGCCAAAAACAGGATGGGAACTTATCGGAGATACAGGGGCTTACCTGACCAATAACAAAACAGGGCATTTTCATGATCCGATACTATCTAAGCACCTACCCTCTTTTATGGTGGCTCGTGGGATACGATCGGTCATCGACATTGGTTGCGGTCTGGGATTGTACGGTAACGACATCCGAAATGCACAGATTCACTACAGAGGATTCGACGCAAATCCCAACGTATCGGCAATGTCGGGCGGAAGGTGCGAATACGCAGACTTCAGCAAAACGAACTCGTTTGGTTTATTCGATTGCGTCTTATCCCTTGAAGTAGGCGAACACATACCCAAGAAATATGAGGCGGTTTTTCTCGATAACATCGCCTCACACAGTAACGGATTGATTATTCTATCTTGGGCGCTCGTTGGTCAAGGCGGACACGGACACGTAAACTGTCAGGACAACGATTACATCATAGCGCAGATGCACAAACGTAAATGTCAGTTTAACCAAGATATGACCGACATACTCCGTAAGCATTCAAGCCTCAAATGGCTCAAGAATACAATAATGGTGTTCACGAAATGAAAATATCTACCTACGTAATCAATCTTATTAGCCGTCCCGATCGGCTTGCAGGGTTTCGACACGAAGCCGAAAAAGCGGGTATTGATTTCAAGGTGCTTGAGGCAGAGCGACCGACTACCGTTCCCGACGATTGGAAACACGGCATGGGAATGTGGGGATGCAATACATCTCATGCTATTTTATGGGCAAAACTAATAGCCAGCGATGCCGATTACATGATGGTATTTGAAGATGATGCCGTCCTATCCAATGCCAAACACTTAGCCGATATTGAGTCGATACTAACCGATTATAAACCCGATATTCTGTATCTCGGTGGCAATTACACCGCTTTTGGCGCTCGTAAAGGTGTACCGGATACCGACTTGCCTTATCTGTTTCATGGTGGCAATACCCTGACTACTCATGCCTATGTGATTAGCCGTGAAGCAGCCGAATGGGCGTATAAGTTTACACCTTGGCGAACTGAAGCTATCGATGTGGCTATGTTTACATTACAGAATAGAGGCAATTCGCTCTGTATTAGTCCCTCAATCTTTACGCAACGCCCCGGCTATTCCGATATTTGGCAACGAGAAACGAACTATAATCACTGCGTTAAATAGATTGCATTTTGCAAGGTTGCTCACATTGCATTTTGCAATATGTTAAATAATGCGTACAATAGGGCAAACTTCAAACCCAGTTAACGCCCATGAACGCACAAAACGGGGCGGTAGTCCGTCCTTACCTTTACAAAGCCACCGAAACAGGCGGAGCTATCAAAGATGTAGACGCTACCAAGCGAACCGTAACGGGTTACCTGTCTATTTTTGGCAACAAAGACAGCCACGGCGACATTATCCAAGCAGGGGCGTTCAAAAAGACACTTAGTGAACGTGGACCCGATAGCGCTAAACCCCGTTTAGTGTATCTGCGCAATCACATGACCGATGCTATTTTGGGCAAGTTCACAACGCTTGTTGAGGATGCAAAAGGTCTATACTTTGAAGCGCTCATATCCGATACGGCTTTGGGTCGCGATACTATGACGCTCATTCAAGATCAGGTGCTAAAAGAAAATTCAATCGGCTATCAAACGATAACCGAAAAATTCGACGCTGAACAAAGCGTCAACTTCTTATCAGAGGTCAAGCTCTGGGAAGGTAGCGCAGTCACTTGGGGTTCAAACGATTTAGCGCTGAACACAGGCACGAAATCGGCTCAAGAAATTGCAGACACCTACCTAACCGAACTCGCACGTATCAAATCGGTACTGCGAAACGAAACCATAACAGACGAAACGGGTTATATGCTTGAAATTTGGATCAAGCAAATGCATACCCGCGCCGTCGAACTCATAACCAAAAGCGCCGTAACGCAG